AACTGTTTCATTAGCCGAATGGAAAAAATACCGGGTGCTGCTGATGCGAGTTGATACAGCAGACCCGGACTGGCCTACTCCTCCGGCGACTCAGGCCAGTTGATATCTGGTGCGCTGGATATGTCCACAGATTCCAGCGCATCGAGATAATCCAGCCACTCGTTATACTGGGCCTTCTCGTCGTCTGTAAGTCGCCCCAGCGCAGCTTTACCCGGCCACTGCTTGCTGTTTATATACTCATTAGCCTGATCGATACGATACTGTTTTTCAGCTTCAGCTGCTGCGATTTCCTCCTCATGGCTTAAAGGTGGAATGTCTACCCATGCCGGCATTCCATCCTCAGTAGCTCCACGAGTTTTACCCTCTGGTGGCATCCCCGAATATTCAGTGAATGTCTCATCTGAGACGGCTATGAGATCGTCAGGCCAGTTTCTACTCGCTTCATAAACATCTCTGAGCTCATCAGGGTAGAAAGCGTTATTTAATGCTGAATAAAAATAAGCCATTTATTAATACCCCACAGCAAAATAGTTAAACCCGCCAGCGCCGATGGATGATTCAGCGTTGGTTCCTGTCTGATAAGCGCGTAGCTGGAAATTAGTTCTCGTAAAATCCTGGGCGGTTAACGCAAAACCTTGACCTGTACCCCCAACACTCTGGTCTGTTGCAACAACACATAGCGCCCTGGTTGGAAACGCAATCGGGAATGATACTGTTTCTGGGGATGTTTTCGTTTTGGCTATTGCCCATTGAAGAATTAACCCGCCTGGCAGGTATTGATACCCCGAATCGGCTCGCTGATTACCAAATGAAGACATGTCCGGAATCTGTCCGGAACCAGTGCCAACATTTTTTTTTGCCGCATCTCCTAAACCAACGTTTAAGAAAATGCAGAGGTAACAGCTAACTGGCATCATCTCCGGTTTTTATTCAGGGGGATGATCATGCTTATTGGCTATGTACGCGTGTCAACAAATGACCAGAACACCGATTTGCAACGTAATGCACTGAACTGCGCGGGATGTGAGCGGATTTTTGAGGACAAAATCAGTGGCACTAAGTCCGACAGACCGGGGCTGAAAAAACTACTCAGGACACTATCGGCAGGTGACACGCTGGTTGTCTGGAAGCTGGACAGGTTGGGACGCAGTATGCGGCATCTTGTTACGCTGATAGAAGAGTTGCGCCAGCGTGGCGTGAATTTCCGAAGCCTGACTGACAGTATTGATACCAGTACCCCAATGGGCCGTTTCTTTTTTCATGTCATGGGTGCCCCGGCTGAAATGGAACGCGAACTGATAGTTGAACGTACCAGGGCGGGGATTGCTGCAGCTCGCGACAAAGGCAGAGTAGGTGGACGCCGTCCTAAGTTGACCACCGAACAGTGGGCACAGATTGGACGTTTACTAGAGGCCGGAGAATCAAGACAGCGTATTGCACTGATTTTTGATGTGGGCATTTCTACCATTTATAGAAAATTTCCGGCAAATAAGAGCAGTGAATCCCCTGAATCAGCATAATTTTGATTATCCCTGCAAGTAGACAAATACCGTCATTTTGTGTGAATAACTGTACAACTACACTTAGCTGTTTGTCGGGCACAATCACTTCAACATAGGGCGAAGCCTAATCCAATCAGGAGGTTCGCCGCTATGGCTCAGGATTACCACCACGGGGTGCGCGTTGTTGAAATCAACGAAGGCACCCGATCCATTACCACGGTGAGCACCGCCATCGTGGGTATGGTCTGCACGGGCGATGATGCCGATGCAAAAATGTTTCCTCTTAATAAACCCGTGCTGATCACTGATGTGCTGACTGCCAGCGGTAAAGCGGGTGAGTCCGGCACGCTGGCCCGTTCGCTGGATGCCATCGCTGACCAGGCAAAACCCGTGACCGTTGTTGTGCGTGTGCCGCAGGGTGAAACGGAAGAAGAAACCACGACCAATATCATCGGCGCAGTGACTGCTGAAGGTAAAAAAACAGGCATGAAAGCCCTGTTATCTGCCCAGACACAGCTCGGCGTTAAACCGCGCATTCTCGGCGTGCCAGGTCACGATAACAAAGCCGTTGCTACTGAGTTGCTGAGTGTGGCGCAAAGCCTGCGTGGGTTTGCTTACCTGTCAGCGTATGGCTGCAAGACGGTGCAGGAGGCGATCACTTACCGTGAAAACTTCAGCCAGCGCGAAGGAATGCTGATCTGGCCCGACTTTACTGGCTGGGACACGGTGCTGAATGCCGAAGCAACGGCATATGCCACCGCCCGTGCGCTTGGTCTGCGTGCCAAAATTGATGAGCAGACTGGATGGCACAAAAGCCTGTCCAACGTGGGCGTGAACGGTGTCACCGGAATTTCTGCAGATGTGTTCTGGGATCTGCAGGACCCGGCAACCGATGCAGGTCTGCTGAACCAGAACGACGTCACCACGCTTGTGCGTAAAGACGGTTTCCGCTTCTGGGGTTCCCGCTGCCTGAGTGATGACCCGCTCTTTGCCTTCGAAAACTACACCCGCACGGCGCAGGTGCTGACGGACACAATGGCAGAAGCGCACATGTGGGCAGTGGACAAACCGCTGAACCCGTCGCTGGCGCGCGACATTATCGAGGGCATCCGCGCCAAAATGCGCAGCCTGGTCAGTCAGGGGTATCTCATTGGTGGTGATTGCTGGCTGGACGAGTCGGTGAACGACAAAGACACTCTGAAAGCCGGAAAACTCACCATCGACTATGACTACACGCCAGTGCCGCCACTTGAAAATCTGATGCTGCGCCAGCGCATCACCGATCAGTACCTGGTGAATTTCGCCAGCCAGGTCAGCGCGTAAGGGGACAACATGGCTTTACCACGCAAATTAAAACATCTGAACTTGTTTAACGACGGGAACAACTGGCAGGGGATCGTTGAGTCGCTGACGCTGCCGAAATTCACCCGCAAATATGAGAAGTATCGCGGCGGCGGTATGCCGGGGGCGGTGGATGTGGATCTGGGACTGGATGACAGTGCACTGGATACAGAATTTTCCATTGGTGGTACTGAACTGCTGCTGTTTAAGCAGATGGGCATATCCACGGTGGATGGCATCCAGCTGCGCTTTACCGGCTCTATCCAGCGTGACGATACCGGGGAAGTGCAGGCCGTGGAGCTTGTCGTGCGTGGACGTCACAAAGAAGTGGATTCCGGCGAGTGGAAGACGGGCGAAAGCAACACCACCAAAGTGACCAGTACCAACAGCTACGCGAAGCTGACCATCAATGGTGAGGTGCTCTATGAAGTGGACCTTATCAACATGGTGGAAATTGTGGACGGTGTTGACCTGATGGAAGCGCACCGCAACGCCCTCGGCCTCTGATGTATCTGAACGGCGCGGAATGCCGCGCCAGAACCTAATTTACAGGACAACAAAATGAGCGATAAACAGACTGAAAAGACCATTCAACTGGATACCCCCATCATGCGCGGTAAAACAGAAATTACCGAAATTGTGTTGCGTAAACCGCAGTCTGGTGCGCTGCGCGGCACACGCCTGCAGGCCATTATGGATATGGATGTGAACGCGATGATGACCGTGATCCCCCGCATCTCCAGTCCGGCAGTGACTGCACAGGAAATCGCAGAGATGGACCCGGCAGATCTCACAGCCATGTCGGTTGAGGTTGTCACTTTTTTGTTGAAGAAGTCGGTGCTTGCCGGTTTACCGACAGCCTGACGGTTGACGATCTGGTGGCAGATATCGCCACCATTTTTCACTGGCCGCCATCCGTTACTGACGTTATGCCGCTGACCGAAGTGCTGGAATGGCGGTATAAAGCGATTCAGAGAAGCGGGGCCAACGATGAGTGATAACAACCTGCGCCTGCAGGTCATTCTTAATGCGGTTGACAAACTCACCCGCCCATTCCGTACTGCACAGGCCAGTTCGAAAGAGCTGGCTGGTGCAATCAGAAACTCCCGTGACGCATTAAAGCAACTCAATCAGGCGGGTAACAGCCTGGAAAAATTTCGCAAGCTGCAGGCCGATAACAAGAAGTTAGGCGACAGGCTGAACTATGCCAGACAGAAGGCTAATTTGCTTAGCTCTGAGCTGGAGGCGATGGAACAACCATCACAACGGCACCTTGTGGCTTTAGGTCGGCAAACGCTGGCAGTCCAACGCCTGGAAGAACAACAAAAATATTTGCAGAAGCAAACGGCGCTTGTGCGTGCAGAACTGTACCGGGCGGGAATTTCTGCGAAAGATGATGCGGGAGCAACTGCCCGTTTAGCCCGTGAAACATCACGTTATAACCAGGAATTGTCGAAACAGGAGGCGCGGCTGAAGCGACTGGGTGAAGCTCAGCGCAGGATGAATGCGGCGCGTGCCAGTTATGCCCGTTCGCTGGAGGTGCGCGATCGTATTGCAGGAGCCGGAGCCACTACCACGGCTGCAGGGCTGGCAATGGGGACGCCAGTGATGGCGGCAGTAAAAAGCTATACCAGCATGGAAGATGCCATGAAAGGTGTGGCAAAGCAGGTCAATGGTCTGCGTGACGATAATGGAAACCGTACTGCACGTTTTTATGAAATGCAGGATGCCATCAAGGCTGCCAGCGAACAGTTGCCGATGGAAAACGGTGCGGTGGACTTCGCTGCACTGGTTGAAGGTGGTGCGCGCATGAACGTCGCAAACCCTGACGACAGCTGGGAAGACCAGAAACGTGACCTGCTGGCCTTCGCCAGTACGGCAGCAAAGGCGGCAACAGCCTTTGAGCTGCCAGCGGATGAACTGTCAGAAAGTCTGGGGAAAATCGCCCAGCTCTACAAAATACCTACCCGCAATATTGAACAGCTCGGCGATGCGCTGAACTATCTGGATGATAACGCCATGTCGAAAGGGGCGGACATCATTGATGTCATGCAACGTCTGGGCGGTGTGGCTGACCGTCTGGATTATCGTAAAGCGGCGGCACTGGGTTCCACCTTTCTGACACTGGGCGCTGCGCCGGAGGTTGCAGCCAGTGCAGCAAACGCGATGGTGCGTGAATTGTCCATTGCCACCATGCAAAGCAAGAGTTTCTTTGAAGGGATGAATCTGCTGAAACTCAATCCTGAAGTGATTGAAAAGCAGATGACGAAGGATGCGATGGGAACTATCCAGCGTGTGCTGGAGAAGGTGAACGCACTGCCGCAGGACAAGCGTCTGTCTGCCATGACCATGTTGTTTGGTAAAGAGTTTGGTGATGACGCGGCGAAACTGGCAAACAACCTTCCGGAACTGCAGCGCCAGCTAAAACTGACAGCGGGCAATGATGCGCTCGGTTCCATGCAGAAAGAATCCGACATCAACAAAGACTCACTTTCTGCTCAGTGGTTGC